ATCATCAATCAATCCTGTAAGTTTAGAATGTCTAAACGAACTATTAAATTCTTGTAAGTCACTTGTATTATAATTAGAAATTGTTGTTGCAATTAAAGAAGCTAAATCATCTTTAGTAGATGTTGTTGCAGATGAATCATAATTAAATGTAGTGTTTAAAATTAAGTATGTTGTTTCTGCATCTACTACCACTGGTGTAATTGAAGCAACTTTAAATGGAGCAAAGGCTGCAACCAAGTTACTTTTTTGTACAGTTGTTAAGTTTGTACCAGTTGTGGGTTTAATTGAAATAAACACTTTACCATATTCTGGGTTAGATGATACACCTGTACTTGTATCATAACTACCATCTTCTCCACCCCAAACTGAAACTGCTTGTGTGTTTGCAAATAATTTTTTAGTAAATGTTTTATAATCATCTATTGTTACACATCTTCCTTGAGCTGCATAATCTAATGGTGCATTTAATTTTATTGATTGTATACTTTCAGATTCAGAACCACCAGTTGCATTTGTAACTGTAGTAGTTGTAACTCCTGTAACACCATCTATACTTGATGGCGAACCAAATACAGTTGCTCCATTTGAAGCAGTTTTATTTGTAACCACATATTGTAGTATAACAATGTTGCCGTCTGATAATGCTGTACTAACTTTACCATCACCAAAGTAAATTTCAAATAGACCACTATCAGTTTCTTGTATAAAATAAACTGTGCTTGATGCAGACAGTTGAGTTATATCTGTTGCCTTAGTATAAGTTGTAGTTGTTGAATCAGAAGCTGAATTTTGTACTTTAACTTTTAATGTTGTAGTATCTGAACGAGCATCACTTAATAAAAATCTTTGGTCAACATCAGAAGTATCTACTGTATATTTTGTAGTCACATAACTGCCTTCATAAATATTTACACTATCAAAAGGAATTGAAGAACCTGTACTATTAGAAGTTATATCTGAAACTGTAACAAACTGATAACTTGTTCCGTCAACAGTTGTTGTGAATGCTGTACCTGCAGGCATTGTTTTTGTACTTGCAGTTGTAGACAAACTTATATTGACTGTAGCAATAGGAGCTCTTGGTGATGATACTTCATAACCTAAAGTCTTTGCATGAGATACTACACTTGAACGAAGCGCAGCACTATCTAAAAACATTTCATTTGCCAACATGTTAGCATTGAATCCTAAGTAGTGAGTATTGTATGCAAGAGTATCTAATAGAACACTCATACCAGAACCTTCAAAGTCATAGTCTTTAAATTCTTGTTGTGCTTTTAAAAATGTTTTTAAATTATCTTTGATGTTATCAAAGTCTAATTCCGTTACTCTAAGTTTTCTTTTGTTGATTGCCATCTATCTTAATCTCTCTAGTAATACATCAAATTCTACTAATTCTGTGGGTGCGTTTACTACATAAAAATGTATTGTTAATTCGTATTCGTTTCTATCTATATTTGGTGTAGCTGTAATTCCAACCAATCTTGCTCTAGGTTCATAGTTCTCAATAACATCCTCTACCTTTCTAGCAATGATTTGCGCAATAACAGGTGTCATAGGTTCAAATAACATTGAACGAACACCACCAGCTATCTCTGGGTGAAATGGTTTTTCATAATGATTTAATAATACTAGATTTCTTATAGACCTTTTGACAGCCTGTATATCAGTTATTTTATTGACATCCGAACCCACTATTTTCTTAGTAAAGAATAAATCTAAATCAGAGTATTGTTTGACATTACGGCTAATATCATTCTGTGCTTGTGCGTCTGTATAAGCTGACATTGGAAATTCCTAGTTATTTAATTATTATTTATAAGAGATATGAGTAAGAATTGATTTTATTATTTATCATCTTCAGTAACATCTATACCTTTTAATTTAATAGGACCTTCAGGTGTTTCAACATCTGTTGTTATTACATTTTTATCATCTTTAGTTACATCCTCATCTACAAATAAATCTGAATCTTTTACTAATGTAATTCCTTTTTTAATTGTGTCTATACCTATATCATCTATTTCTTTCTCTAAATTTTTTACTAATGTAATTCCGTCTTTGACTTCATCAACTATTTTTTGAGCATCAGCAAGAGCACCACTAATGGTTAAATTACCTAACGAAAGACTTGGCAAAGTCTTTATATATTTTTCTACTGTACCAAACCCCTCTTGCATTGTAACATTTTTTGAACCTGTTACTACTTTACCATCAATTATTTTTTTATTATCTGCTTCACATGTTGCTTCCATAATTTTTTCAAAGTCTAAATTTCCAAAGGCTGCAGAAAGTTCTGCAACTTTATCTGCGTATGCTTTACCTTGACCAACTAATTTTTTTAAGTCATCTACTGAATCTTGCAATCCTAAACTTTTAAGAGTAGGTAATTTTGGTACTAACCCTGCTAACTTTTCTTCTGCTTTATTAGTTTCATCAATTACCTCAGTGCTTAACTCTCCTGCAGTTTTGGCAGGGCCCTGTTCTAATTTTTCAAGTAATTTATCACCAAACGCATCTATTCCATTTAACATTTCATTTAGTTTTGTGGATGCACCACATACTGCGGATGTTAAAATTTTAAAATTTGCCATATCTTTTCTCCTATGCTGTTCTTCTCCACATGTATGCTGTGATGTATGGTTGTACAATGTCATGACTGTGAGCTGCACCACCACCAGTAGCACCAGATGTCATTGTTCTACTTGGGTCTGAATCATCAGACGCTGATGGGAAATTTGTATCTTCATCTTCACCATTACCTCTTAAAGTAGTTTGGTGAGTATGTGATGGTAATTCAGCAATTGTTAATACATGAGAATCTGTTTTTGAACCACCAGTTTCTCGTACTGCATCAAAATCAGTATCGGTTGAATCAACGCCTACTATAACTCTACCAGCTCCAAATGCTGACCATGTTCCAAAACCTAGTAGTGTACCAGGGTTTGTTGCAACACCAGCATTGGTGTAAATAGAACCAACGGGATAAATTGTTTCTAATACATGTAATCGTAAACCTTTATCACCACCAGTTAGTTTTAAATTTAAATTATTTGAATCAGATACATCAACATCTATTTTATCGGTATCTGATGAATTGATTGTTATATCTGCCATTGTTATCTCCTATGATATTGGTGCTGTTGTAGCATTAGCACCCAGACCAGCTGTATCCGTATGTATATGAGCTGTAAGTTCGATTGCTGTACTTGAACTATTAGTTGCTGTAACTGTACTTCCGTCACCAGATAGATTGATAACACTTCCGTCACCTAAGAATGTCATAGTACCAACTGCTTCTGATTTAATATTCATTGTTGTTGCTGCTTGTACATTCATAGTTGTGCCAGCAATAATACTAACACTCTTAGCACATACAGCTGCAACTTGTTCCTGTGCATGTAACATTATAGTATCACTTGACCTAATCAATGCTCTATCTCCAACTTGATATGCCATACCACCACCAACAGCTATAGATTGATTACCACCTATTGATAATATATAGTTTTTATCATCAGCATCTTCTCCACTACCAACTCGTCCTAATACAGAACCTGAAATATTATATCCATGACTACCTAGAATTTCTTCCTCTAAATTACCAGCTCCACCAGCACCAATCTTAACTTGTTCGTTCTTATGAATCTTTCTTGTATAGTCACCTTCCACCTCTAGTATATAATCACCATGTATAAATTCTCTCTTAGTACCATCAATAGTTAAATTAACATCACCCTCAATATAGATGTTAGATGAGCCAGCAATTAATTCGTAATTACTACCCACAACCTTAACTGTCTTTGTACCATCTGCAACTATTTCTTCATAAGTACCTGACTTGTGTTGTCTATGTAATCTTTCTCCACCTGGTGTATCATCTATTTCTTGTATGTGACCTGATTCAGATTCGTGTACATGATTGAAAGGATATTGACCAGTGGCTGTACCTGTATCTGCTACACCTCTAGGATGTGGTTCATTGAATGTCTTATATTTTTCCGCGGAAGTTTGTGTTGAAACTTTATCTAAATGTGGTTTGGTTGCAGTATCTATTAGTTCTGCTCTAAAACCTCTACGAGAAATCAGAGAATCATGATTCTCTGCATCACTTCCTCTTGCAAGTCTTGATACATCTGATTCTCCTGTCGTGTGACCAGAGTGAGATATTGTGCCAGGGTATTTTCCATTGGGGTCATTGAAACCTTTTCTTTTATCGGCAGCAGATGCTGGAACACCAGGCAACGAACCCATAATGACTGGTTGTTGCTTTTCGTTTGCATCACGAAAGAATCCTACTACCCATGTTCCTTCGGTTAGAAAGCTAGGTGAGTTTCCTAAACCTTGCATAGATGGGTCGGTAACAGGATGCATGACATGAGCCCATGGCAAATCTGCTGATGGGATTTCGTTTAAATCTTCTGTGTGGTAACCTATACAACGGACTTGTACTCTACCAAGTTTTGCAGGGTCATTACGATTTTCTACAACACCAGTAAACCATACAAAGCCATCTTGGCCCATAAAATAGTTTTCGTTCATAGAAACTATTTATAAGACAAAGCTGAAATGATAGTGAATATAGTAAAGTAGTAAATCAGAATATAATCTTTATT